CATTTTCTTTTTCTAAAGAACCTACACCTCTAGATGATACACCAATCTTTAAACCTTTTCTTAAATAATTTGCCACTCTGTCACCTTCACAAGATATGATTCCTTGATTTACGAATCCTGGTGACATAATGATTTCTAATTTACCCATAAGTACATTACCTTCCCACCATAAGTCTACAACATTATGTGAAATTCTACTTACTGCAACGATAGATGATTCTGGGTGATCTGCTTCACCTAACGCTCTTTTTTCTTTAACAAGTTTAAGATAGTTTTCTGCTTCTCTTCTAAGTAAAGCTTCAGGATATACTCTTTCATTTCTGTTTTCCACCCCATATTTCTGCATAACCGCATAAACTATCAATGGTTCCTCTATAATAGGTTCCCCTTTTGATAGTTTAGACATTTCACTAATAAAGTGTCGGTTATCTTTTGGAGAAATGTATCCTGCATCATATTCGATTAGGATACCTTTCTTCTTTATCTCGTTCTTTTTTAATATTTCCATAATAATGATATACTTTAATTATAAATATATCACTATGTTAAAAAATTACTTTTTAGTTCTATGGAAAGTGAAAATAGAATTGTTTTCCAAACAGTCAGTTACTACATCATTTATTATTTTTTTTGTGGTGTTAACTATTTTAGGTTTGTTCAGTGGTAAGTGTTTCTTTTGGAATAGTGTTATTTCACAACTCATAAAACTTCTTTTTTCTACGGATAAACCAGAAGTTCTCATATCTAAATCTACTATATATTTGTGGTTATGAAATAAATCTTTATTTAAAGTATTGTTCAGTTTCTGTTTTATTTTTTTTCTTATATTACTTAAGTAAAAATTATAATTTAAGTCATCATCTAATTCACTTAGTTGTCCCCAAGCACATAGGGTGATGTATAAACTTTTTGATTCTTTGTTATTAACTGTCCCAATTTTAGTTTTGTAGTTGTCTAATAAATCTAATTTGATTTCTTTTCCTAATTTCATTAATCATTTGTTTCATTTTTTTGTTATTTTTAAAGTTTGTATATTACAATTATAATGAATGTGTCGCGAAATGTCAAATTTTAGACATGAAAAAACCCACTATAGTAGCGAACTTTAGTGGGTAATACATTGTCCGTAGACAATAACGGTCCTAATCCGTTTTTAAGAATTATTTTTATTTACAAAAATTGTCAACAAAAGATGCCCAACCTGCAGGTAACTTATCAGAGAATAATTCTTTTAATTGACTCTTATTAATTTTACCGTCTTCCATTGCGCTATTTATGTCATTAAAATTACTAAATTTAATTTCATTACCTTTTGCGTCAGTGTAAGAAACTGTCATTTCGAAATCATCACCTGTACTTTCATTTAACGTTCTTTTAACAATTCTACGTAAATCTGTTTCTGTAAGATTTACGATTTTTCCATTTTTTTTAATTTTCATTTTTTCTATTATTACTATTATTATTATTATATAGATTCATTTAAATCATAAATCTTACCTATATCCGAATTAAAATTGTCTAAACTAAAATTAGTGTTTAGTAATTTATCTTTAACTTTTAAAAGTTTATCTTTTAAATCTAAATCAGAAGACTCATTTAATTTATTATCGATAGTGTCAATACACTCTCTTTTTAGTTTATTAAATGTTTCTTCTTTATCTTCATTACTACCATTAAGGACTGTCTTAATTATTTCTTTTTCTGATTCTGTAATGTCTGAGTATTTTGAATTGAATTTATTTACTGCCAACTTTGTTAAGACACTAGGTGGTAAATCAATACTTTCTGTGACAACTTCTTCTACTTCTTCTTTTTCTAACATAAGTCTAACAATATAATTAATTGACTCATTAATCTTTTTAATGTTAGAAGGTGTCTTTTCAGTGTTAACTAAATAAGATACTTTATTATAAAATTCTTGATTTTCTTTTACTATTTTATTACCTTTGAGTAGTTTAAGGAAAAACTCATTACCTTTCTTAATGTGACTTTCATTTAATGTTTTAAGAAGTTCAATGTTCTCCTTAACAAATCCCCTCGCCTCAACACCGTCATTAAGTTTAGTATTTTGTAAATTACTATAGATTAGGTATTGATCTTTTAATGTTTGGTTTTCTTTGATTGTTTTTAAAAACTTAGAAAATAGTTTTTTACCCTTATTGTCTTTTCTAATTGTAGACTCAATAACTAAATTTTTAAAGGTATCTTTTATGTTGCCGAAATTGATCATATTCTTTTTTATATATAAATATTATGAATTTATAAAAAAGTTCTATTTTGTTAAATTATCAATTTCTTTTGTAATATCACTAATCTTAGAATTTAATATTTCCGCATCTTTTTCTACACCATCTAAGTTAAAAACTTTATCATTTTTATCTAAACTTTCCATAAGTCTATTTAAATATAAACCTTGATATTTTTTAACTTTTTCTTCGTATTTTCTCTTTTCTTGTTCTAATAAAAGATTATCTTTTTTGTCTTTTGTAGATTCTACTGCGGTTTCAGTTTCTGATGCTGCGGCTTCACCACCCGCTAAACTATCTGCTGCTGATTCTAAACCACCTGAATCACCACCAAATCCAGACATTTCACCACCAGTGTCATCTCCACCAGTATCACCACCTTCTTCGGGTGATTTACCTGTTAATGTAGAGAAATCACCATAAAGTTTGTCTACTCTATCGAATATTCCTGTTTTCTTAATAATGTTTGCAGTTTGTTCCATTTCAGCCGCTGCCGCTTTCTCTAGTCTTTGTTGTTCTAAATCATTTCTTATATCTTCGTCAGACATACCAAGTATTTCTTTTCTCGCCCTTGTCATTGACATAGAACCAAATCCATTACCTGCATCAGAAACTGCGTCTTTATAAAGTGTAACTTTTAATTGTGTTTGTTCTATTTTTAACATCTCTGCTTGTGTAGAAGGATTATTAAGTGTTATAGTGAAATTTTCTAACTCATCCTCCAAACCTAAAATATATAAATGAATAATTGCTAACTTATTTAATTCTTGTAACATTGCCTGTTGTATCCTATTAATAGTCCTAGCAAATCTAATATCTTGTAACGCTAAGTTTTTACCATCACCATTAGTTTCTTCAAAACCTAAAAACGGTTTAGGTACTCTAAGTGCAGTAAATAATTTTTTCTGTAAATATTGTATATCTGCAATCTCAGATAGGTTAGTTGCACCAGGTAAAGTCTCTATTGGTGATGGTGCACTTGCGTCCCTAACAGGAATAAAATAATCTTGATCTTGTGCCATTTGATTGTACCTACTATCTATCTGTCCTGTGTTTTGATCAATTACAGGACTTCTTTTAAAGTTATCTGCAATCTTATTTACATAGGATGGTACATCTTGTTCATCAATATTACCCACAAATATTTTAAATATCCTTCTTTCTGGTGCCCTAGTAACTCTATATATTAACATTGCATCTTCTGAAAGTAATAGTTGTTTCCATATTCTTCTAGCTTTTTCTAACATAGAAGTACCATAAGGTAATCTTCTATCGTCACCTAACAACCTAAAATGTGCAATTTGCCAAGCATTAAACTCAATATCTCTTTGTCCCCACACAAACTTAACAGGGTTAAATTTATCTTTTTCTGCATTCATTGAGTTTTCACCAAATCCAGCATTTTCTTTCCTACTAATTTCAATATTAGGTAATTGTTTTACGCTAGTTATACCGTCATCGGGATCGATATTTAAATATAAAAAGTCATCACCATATTTACATACGTTTCTTGTCCACATAGGTAATGATGTATGAATATCTAATCTATTAAAAAATAAATCCTCCAATATTCTCCTTACCCTTCTACTTTCAGAAAAAATGTTTAACACTTTATTTTCTGCATTTAAAGTTGTAGACTCTTCCATCATTATATCTAAAGCTGCTGCAATTTCAGGAAAAAATTCCATACCCTCGAAATCCGCATAAGATGCTAATCTAGTTGTTTCATAATATATAGAGTGTTGGTAGATTTCATTATCTACTTTTTTCCATTGATTAGCTAGATAAGCGTCTTGTTGTCTTTTTAACTTCTCATAGTCATATTCTTCCTTAGATTTAGTTTTAAGGAGTTCTTTATCGTTTATAGAATATCTAGACTTATTTTGTTGACTCTTTACTTCGGGTCCAAATAAGTCGTTTAATTGTTGAAATACTGTTTTTCTTGCCATTTTCTTTTTATATACTTTGTTACTATTATAATAAATATATAGAAAAACTAAATACTATTTAATTCCAAATAACCAATTGTATTCTCCGTTATCATTATTACCATTATTACCTTGTTTTGGTTCGTATGTTGGGGTGTTAGTGTAGAAAGGATTTGTATGTTGTTTATCACTAAACATTTTGTCATTAGATTTATTTGTGGTGTTTACCCAACTGTCTAACATTGCCTTAGTTTGTTTCTCAACGTGTTCTAATTTTTTAAAAGAAGTTTGTATTATAAATATTGCCATTGCATATGCCATAATAATATCATCATGATATCCTTCCATATGATCTGGTCTACCTCCTTTATAAACAAAAGTTTTAAGTTCAGAAATCATTCTTTGTGAACGTATAATAGTTTTATTCTCTCTAATATGTTCTTCTAATTCACTAACCATTTGTAATCTAGTGTTACCAACATTAAATCCAGGTACCTTATCACCTTGTTTATACACAGTTTTTGCATACTTTTCGGATAACTTTCTACTTTTAGGGTCATCATAATGAAGATGTTTATATTCCATCTCCAGAAGTTTTAAAACTGTTGCAACACCCATACCACCTGTAATATCTACTATGGTATATGCATTATACATATTACCATATTTATAAACTATTTCTGCCAATATATCTGGTGGTAACTTATGTTTAAATTCTGCGACTTGTTCTAAATTTTCAAAATCTAATATAACTATAGTAGAACTATCTTTACCATCACCCCTACTAACATCAACACCCATAATGTATTTATGCCCAACTTCAGGTTTTTTCCAAATCCACATACTCTTCTCAACTTCAGAAGCAAATACAGGATCTTTTACAAAATTTTCTTCATGATACGTAACATACTCATCATCTACAACATTACCTCCTGAACCAATAAATGATACATCAAGCTCTTGTGCGATTTTCTTAGGGTCACCCATATCTGCCGCCATTTCTTCATACCAAGGGGATAATGGTTTCCACCCATCTTTAATCATTACTTCATAATATTCTATTGTAGATTCGTCAGTCTCATATATATTATCCATATATTCCCACCTAAGTTTAGTTCTATCAATTGTATCACATACTATCTCTTCCTTTTTTTCATCTTCACCTCTAGTCCAGTAAAGCCCCCTATTATATCTAACGTCTTGATACCATTTCATTTCCACTAAATTGAAATTATTGTTACCTGTTTTAGATTTATCATAAGTTTTATAATATAAAGGATCCATACCATTAGGGGTAGATATTAACGCAATCTTACCACCAGTACCTAATGAAGCTAAAGCAGCACCAAATACATCTGCACCATTATCGATAAAGGCAGCCTCATCCATAACTAAGAATGTTGGTGTAAAACCCCTTAACGCATCTTTAGATGTTGCTAATGCTCTAATTTCACAACCATTAGACTTTAGTTTAAGGTGTCCTTTTGAATTGATTTCTAAGTAATCACTATTCTCATTTAAACCCCAAACCCAGTAAGGTATCTGATCTAAAAAGTCTTTAACTTTTTTTAAGAACTCTTGTGCTAGTGTCTGTTTGTTCGCCAAAATCAACACTTTAGAAGGGTTGTCAGGGTCACCAAATGCAGATTTAACTGCAATATATGCTGCAGTAGTTGTAGACACACCTGCCTGTCGAGGTTTGGTTACTAAATTACGATTGTGTTCTTCATATGATTTAATAATCTCTTTTTGTTTGTAAAACAACTTAAAAGGTACCATACCTTCTTGTGTTAAATCAAATGTCTTTAAAAACGTTTCAATACTATAAATAGGATCTCCCAAACAACGAGCAAATATTTTCAATTGTTCTGCTCTATCCATAATTCTTTTTTATATAAATATGATTAAATGTTTAAAATGCAACTAAATTACCTTCTTCGAAAGCATTATAGTTAGGACCTAATTTATATGTTACATTACTACCACCACCTATTTTTTGTATAATACCAGCAGCGTTTGCCGCACTCCAAAACTGAGAAAATTGTCCTGGTCTATCTTCACTACCAATCCAATTTAAAAACCCTCTCTTTGTTTTCTTTGGGGTGTCATTCATATAACTTACTAAATCTCTAATCATAGTATCATCCTTCCTTTTAAAAGTATAACCACCTCTCATTTTGTCAAATAAAACAATCCCATTTTTTTCTGCAAAATCTTTAACAGTACGAGTAAGATTTTCTACATCATTTCTATAATCCATATTATTTTTAATATTAGATGCAATTCTAATTGATTCTCTAGGATCATACTTATCAAATAAGTAAGATACTACGTCATCAATCGTACCACTAATAACTTCTCTTAAAATTTTAGATTTAACACCCCTAATTCCAATCTTATCTACTAGTAACTTTTCTAATTTATTTAAAGAGTTATATTTTTCTAATGGATTATCAGAACTACCAACTATCTCTTCTATTTCTTCTTCTATATAAGTTTCTAATATTGTGATTAAACGTTCATCTAAATAATCTATGTGCAAACCTCTAACTCTAGGTAAGATAGTTTTTTCAAACCAATCACGTATTCTTTTACTATGTTTAAACATACGTTCATCAAAACCATATTCACTAAAGTAAACTTTTAGTGCAGTTATAGGGGTTAAACCTTCAACCCTATCGAAAAATTTATTAAGAAAACGTTCTTCTTTAGGATGTAAATTATCCTCTACTATTCTACTTAATTGACTCTCTGTTAGTTTAATCTTCATATTATAAATTACCTAATACGTTATAATTTAAATGTTCTGCGATTTTTCTATGATCGGGATAAAAATAACCCATATTTGGAGTTCGTAACATTTCATTCTCACAATCTAATAATACTTCTATTACATTTAAAAAATAACTTTCATTTTCTTGTGGAAATTCCCCCTGACACTCTAAATACTCATAATTGACACTCATAAATTTATCCGTCACATCAAATTTAAGTATATGTTTATCAGAACCACCCTCTTTTTTTGATTTTACCATATCCCATTCAGGTTTAGAACCAATAACTGAAATTACTTCTTTTCTCATATCACCACTTAACTCATCTTCCGCCGCAGATTCATATGCCCACCTATAAAAATTCTTTAATTCCAAAGCTAAATTACCAAACATACTCTCTTTTTCTATCAACTCACCTAATAAATCATTATCCAATAACATGTCTTCTCTTAACCCATCCCCATCTGGGTCTTCATCATATCTCTCAGGAACATTATCAAACTGCCTACCAATAAAATTATTTTCTTTAATATATTCTTTTATGTGTTCTAAAGATTCTTCATCTAGGTTATCCCATACATCATTTTCAAAATCTACATCAAACCAACCATATAATTCTGACCAATCTTCTGACAATACTCTTTCTGCGGTATCCCTATCATCATCATTATATAATATAGATAACTCCTCCCAACTATCACATATTAAATATATTTTATCCCCTTCCATTTGAATATCACCATAAACAGATTTAGGTTCTTTACGTTTATTTTCTTTTGATGGATGTATGGTAAACGTATCTAATGTATAATATTTGTCTATCCATCCTGTACCATTTAAAATTTTATAAGGATTATCAACGTTATTTCTTAAAAGACCTTCTCCTTCGTAACCAGCAATATAATCAACAAAAGGATCTACACCAACAACGTTAACAAAAAAATTAAACACACCAAACATAATCTCCTCATATGAATAACTATCTGACCCTAATAACTCATCTATCTCAGTTATATAATCAGGTATGTGATATGAGTCTTCATATTTTTTATACAACTTACTCATTATCTTATTAAATAAATTTATCTCTCGTGGTTCTAACATTATTTGTTTATTAATAAATATTGATTTAAAATAAAAAATCCCACCTATTGATGGGATTAATTATTTAATAAATTTATAGATTATAAATACTTATGGAGTTTCTCAACGGTTTCAAAATCACCGTTGTCCAATGCGTCATCAATTAAATCTTGTATTTCTCTAGGTGACATCTCAGAATAATCAACCTCTTTAGGTTCTGTTAACATAGGATCTTCTTCTACTTCACCACCTAAATTGTCTAATATATCATCCATATCATTATATCCTGTATCACCTAAAATATCATCTAAACCTTCTGATGGTTCATCTTCATGAATATCTTTTAGGGTTTGGATAACTTCTTTACACTTTTGACTACCACTTAGAATTTCTTTCATAAATTCATGAAATTGTTTCGCTGGTAACTTAGTTAATTCTTGAAATAACCATTGTTTCATATCGTAATTATCACTACCTACACAATCTAAGAATTTTTCCCACATACCTGGACCTAATCTCATTCCCCATATTTCTCCTTCTACAGTATCCGCTTTTTTAATAACTTCCGATTGTTCTTCAAAATCTAAATGTCCATCTGCCCAATTGATTGCAGATAATTCTAACGTACCTTTAATTAATTCATGTACTAATAATGGGAATATCCATGCTTTTGCAACTACAACTGGAATTTCATCATCTTCTTCGATATCTACTTTTTCCATTTCTTCTTCTTCATCCTCATCTTCTGGTGCTTCAGCTTTTCTCCACTCAATTTTTTCTACACCACCTGCTTGTCCAGAACCTATTGAGTCTGGCATAATCCAATACTGAAAATCTGCTAATGACATAAGTTTACCATAAAGTCCCATAAGTCTAGGATCAATAGAATCTAATTCATCTGCAACCATATGGAAAATATAGTGTCCTTTTTTAGAAGCTCCTTGCATCAAAGCGTTTATGACTCTTCTTTTATCAACTTCCATTTCTAACTCTTCCATTCTTTGTGCACTTTTTGGTGCTTTTGGTGTATCAAAGTCAGAACCATAATCTTCTTCGTCTTCATCGTCTTCATCGTCATCACCCTCAAAACCTAAATCAGAACCTGGAGGTGAAAGAGTTGCATCTAACATTTGATCTGGTATATCAAACTCCTCTGATACGATGTCTACTGCCAATTGTTCTAATGCGTCTTTGTGTCTAGTTTCAATTTGACTAACTTCACTCATTATTTGGAACATCTGTTGCATCATCATTGGATTAATTCTATCTATACCATGATATCTTTTCACTTTATTAATAATCTCTTTAAATCTTTTACTAGCCATTTTTTCCGAATAATTTTGTAAATCAGAACCCACAGGTATAGACTTACTTTTACCAAAAATATGTTCACCACTTCTAAGTTTACCTTCAATATCTGGATTCATTCTTTCTGGATGTTCTGGATCATATTCAATCGCTTCTACAATCCTATTAATTCTTAATTTTTCACTAAGAACTCTTTTTGTAACTTCACTTATAATATTTTTTCTTTTCATTTTAATATTTTTTTATATTACCAATCATATACTACTGATGTCCACATCTTCCATGCCTCATTAGCCAATTTTTCAAATACCCTTTGAACATTTCTAGTTTCATGATCACCATTAGTTCTATCAATTCTTTTTAAAGCGGCTCTGATTAATACATCTCTAACTGCTTGTTTTTTATCTAGTAAATAGTTGATGACTTCTATTTTTTCTTCTAATGAATCTAATTCACTTTGATATAACCCACTGTCTTCCCCTTCGTTTTCTATATCATACTCTAAAGCTTCTTTTTGTTCTTCTAAAGATTCAATATCCATTTTTTGTCCGTATAACCATCTATGTAAATCCTTTTTAGTCCAATTAAGTAGTGGGTAAGCACCAAACATATTGATAAGACCACTTTCCCTAAGTTTTTCTAACCAACCTACAATTACACTAAATTCCCTTCTATTTAATTCTGGTACAATATGTAATTTCTTACCTCTATTTTCGTTCATTGTTTTTTTAGAATTTATGTATTCCATTAACTCACCTTTTTTCATTTTAGGGTTAATGGATTCTTTTCTCCTATGTGGTTTCTTTATTGAACCTTCATAACCTATAGATGCAGTACAAACTGCATATGGGTTATAGTCTTCATCTCTTTCTTTGTTTTGTTTTTTTACATCTTTAACACAACGTTCCCACTTTTTTTTATGTATAGGACTTTCTTTTTCTTTTTTGGACTCATTAATATTAAAATAATATTTACTTTGATTTTTATTTAAAAAATTCTCAGTCATTATTTTTTTTATTATGTCCTTCTTTTTCATTACTTTCTATTTAAGAATTTTTTGAATAAGTCTTTTGTTGATTCAGTAATTTTTATAGTATGGTCTTTAGTTTCATCACCCACCATATCTTTTATTTTGTCAAAATCATCTGAAGACATTTCTATTGTCGCCTCATCCATAATACTAATGTCATCTAATGCACCCATAGTCCCTTCAAAACCAGGTATACCTTTGTCATATTGATTACTAACATCTATTGGTTCTGGATAGTCTCTGTAATCAGGTTGTACTGGTGCGTGTCTCATATAGATATCAGGATATTGTTTCGCCATTCTTCTTAAGATTGCGTCTGGATTTTTTCTCATATATCTAATAACTGCAGGATCCATATCATCACCATACTTACCAAATACCCCCTCAATACCTTTTTCCCTTGGTGTAGGTTTAAAATCTCTTTTACTATAAGTGTCTCTCATCTCATAGTCTTCATCTAAATAATTTTCCATCAACTTACGTCTAGTTGCTCTTTTAATTTCTGTTTCGTAAATTTTAATTTTCTTTCCCATAACTTATGTGTTTATTGTTTCTTTTTCATACATTATTACCATATCTTTTTCATAAAGTTTATCTTCTACTGAAGAAATTTTTTCACCAAATGAAAAATATAATCTTTTATCTGGATAATCATCATATCCTTCCATATTTTCCCAAGCCATTGCAACGATTCCGTCAACTGCGTCCCACATTGCAAATGAGTCAGATTCTTGTACTAAATCTAATTTTAAATCAGTATTTAATACGCCTGACTTTTTTATAAATTTTCCTTCTGGTGGTTCTGGATTACCCGATGATGGATAAGAGTCCCACCCTTCTCCGTCTATGTCTTCTAATATATCCGAAAAGAGGAACTCATAAATGTAATTCCCCTTCCAGTTTTGTCCTATTTTATTTATATAAACTAAGTTCATTATCTAAACATACCTCTTCTTCTATAAGATGGACGAGGTTTGTCACTTTTATCCATTCTTTTACTTGCTTTAGGTCTAGGATCAACTTTAGGTCTTTTAATAGTTCTCCATTTATCTCCTTTACCTGGTCTAGTAGTAGGTTCTTTAATTCCTGGTTCTTTAACAGGTGCCTCAGAGTTTCTTAAAAAATCAATATCTAATTCAATAAAGTCATCACCACTATTGTTATCCATTGAGAAATCCAATTCACCATCATCGTTGTTATCCATATCTAAACGATTAGGAATACCATCAAAGTCTCTGTCTAAATCATTAGTAGCGTCTAAGTAACCTTGTCCTGTAGCGATAGCGTCCATAACATCCATCTCTTCTTCATCTATATTACGTCTTCTATCTTTTCTACCTTTACGTAACATTTTGAAGTCTTCAGCGTCAATCTTACCATTTTTGTTTCTATCTAATTTGTGTTGTTTACCTACAAGTTTCTCATTCATTATATCTTCTTCATCCATAATGTACGCTTCTTTATCATAATGTGGGAATCTTTTATCTGTCGCCTTAGAACCCATATGGTGTTCGTTTGTCCCACATTCCATACACATCCCTTCAGTCAATCTACCACCACATTCTTCACAAAGTTCTCTTCTTTCTTTTAAAACTCTTTTAAGTGATTTTTTTGTAGTTCTTCTTAAAAAAGATTCCATTAATTGTTTTTTAGAAAAAACTCTACTTTCATTTTTTTCTTCTTTATCTTTTTTACATTTAAGTTTTACTCCACCACACTTACATTCACCTTCAGATTTTAAATCTGACATATTATCGTCAGTTAGAATAATACATTCTTTACCACTTTTAGCACCTTGTTTCAATAAATCATCTGCATCCACACCTTTAGCTTCAGGATAAATTAAACATTTACCACCACAAGTACAAATTCCTTCCTCTTCTAACATTTTAAGTTGTTCTTTTTTAACATTAACAACTTTTTTATCGTCATCATCGTCATCTTCTTTGTCTTCACCTTCAGATAATTCTTCTCCTTCTTCTGGTGTCTCTTCAGTAGTTTCTTCTTCAGCGTCTAAATCCATATCCACTTCTTCATCACCACCTTCCATATCGAAATCGTCACCTTCCTCGTCTTCATCTCCACTCTCTATTTTTTCGATGATATCTTCTTTATCTTCTTCATCCATTTCGTCTAAATGCATTGCCGATATAATTGAGTTGATTACATATTTTTCTAAATCTAAATCAGATTCATCCATATCTCTTAACATCTGTCCAATTTTACCTGTATACTTTTGAATCTTTTTAGTGTCTCCATCTTCGTCACCTTCTTCACCTTCCATATCTTCGTCACCGAACTCATCACCACCTTCTTCAGTTTCTTCTTCATCAAATTCAACATCTGCGATATCACCACCCATATCTACATCAACTTCATCCTCTACAGGTTCTTCCGCTTTAGGTGTATCAACTTTAAGAACTTTCTTTTGTTCTTCTAAGTCTGCGTCTGCGTCAGAAATAATTTCTTTCTTTTCTTCTTCTTCATCATCTTCTTCCATAACAAAACCAAATCCAACACCACCACCAAAGGCAACACCATCAGACTCGAAAATATTTGTGTTAGAATCAATACCATACGACTCATTCAACATATCAAACTTCATATTCAAATGTTTGATTGCTTCCGCATATGACTTATATCTTTCATCATATTTGTTTTGTAGTCCACCTACATAATTAAAATCTTCTGATAAAAATTGTCCTGAAGTTTTATTGGTAGTTTTAATAAAGTAATCTCGATTTTCTCTAATAATACCATAAACAATACCATTAGGTCCTTTTTTTATTAATTCTAATTCTGAGAACGATTTACTTTCAGTTAAAGTGTTCATTCTATTCATAAGACCTAACATTCTATTAAGTTTGTCTTGACCTTTTAATGATTTTGGATTAATATTTTTTCTCATTTTTATATATTTTTTAATTTTATCCGTTAGTTGGTAAACCTGTATTAATGTTTACAAATTGATATTGTTCTGTACCACCAGTCGTAGTCATTAAACCTGTTTTAAAAATTCCTTTTGTTTTAGGGTTACCTAATAATAAAAAATTATTACCGTCTAATGTTGTTGTAGATCCGTCTACCACAACTTCTAAAGTTTCTCCTATTACACCTATAATACCCGCATTCCCATTAATTATAAATGGTCCAGTATTGTTAAAATAAACTGCACTATATACGAAATTATCAAAATCCGCAGTAGTTGCGTTGTGTATTACTGATACTTCACCTGTTAAATATGTTCCCATAATTATGTTTTATTAAATAAATATTGCATTTTTTATAAAAAAACTCAAATTAAATTATAATATATTTTTAAGTCTTATTTTGGATTCATCTAAAGTAAGTGATTTGTCATAAGCTTTGGTTTCAATCTCACTTAGTTTATCTAAATACATAGTTCTCCTCAATACCTTAAAGGCTATATTTTCAAAAGAATACTCACCATCACGATCTAAACCAGATTGCCTCATCTTCTTAATCTTTTCTTTAAGATTTTTAACCATTCTTATGGTTTTGTCGTACTCTTCGTGTTTATACATATAATATATGTCATATATCACATCAATTATATTATTAACTTTTTGTTCTACTTTTTTAGAATCTATTTCTTTTTTAGTGATATCTGGTTTAACAACCCATCCGTCCCACATAATTGAATATACCCCACTAGATACGTGAGGTTCCTCAGTATCTTGCATATATAACTCCACATCATAACCTTTTATTGTTATGTCGTGTTTTTCATTCCATAAGTTCTTTTTGGAGTTGAAGTATTCTTTTACTAAATCTTCGTTTTCGTCAACATCACTAAAATTAACTAATATATGTAAATCTACATCTGAGAATTTAGACCAATTAAAATTGGCTAAACTACCTGTTAATATAATATCATCAATATCTACCCAACCAACATTTAATGTCTCAAAAAAATCATCTGCAATCATAAGGAGCCTTCTCCTTACATCTTCATGTATGTGTTGTTCATTATCGAATATTTTTGGGTTAAGTGTTGATCGTACCTCAAAAGAAGATAAATCAATATCTTCTTTTTGTATTATGTCACTAACTTCTTGTTCTGTAATTTTTTTTATATCCATAATAATAAATATGTTTCTTTATGGATAAATATCTTAAAAAAAATAAACGGGCGTATTCTTATTTAATCGTTAAGTAATTTTTTATCACTTTTACTTTCATTATCTATCTTATCGTGTAGGACATTCATTTCCCTACACATATGATCGACTAATTTATCGGATCTAGAATCTATTCTTCTATCTACTTTAGATATTATACCTTCTAAAACTTCTATTTTTCTATTATATATATTGTGAATATCTTCCACATTTCTATCTATTATTCTATAATTGTTTTCTATGTCTTCTCTAAGACTTCTTTCTATGTCATTCATTGTTTCAACATCAACCTTACCTTTTAACTTCTTCACTACACTTACAATAGATAATACTATTGCAACTACACCTAAAGTAGACAAAACTGACCTTATTATTAAAATTGTTTCCATAATTTTTATTTTTTTATTATTTGTTATTATTTGTTATTATTTGAAACGCCCGTTTCTTTTTATTATAATGTTTCTTTAATACTATTAATCTGTTCTATCATAGGTTTTACATCTACAATTTCTTTAGA